GATATAGTATAACGCATAATTACTTACGTAAGAGGCAGTAGGATATATCATTATGAAGCAGATAGTCTTTGACATTGAAGCTAATGGGCTTAACCCTGATAAGGTTTGGTGCATTATAGCCTACGAGAGAGAGGCTCAGGAGTACACAACTTGGTCAGGAGATGACCTACATTGTTTCAAGGACTGGATTAAGGAGCAAGGTGAGCTAGAGGTCATAGGTCACAACATCATCGGGTATGACATTCCAGTGTTGGAACAATTGCTCGACGTAGACTTTAGCAAGTGTAAAGTTACTGACACATTAGTTATGTCCAGACTGGCAGAGCCATCACGTCAAGGCGGTCATTCATTGGAGAACTGGGGTCAGCTACTAAACCAACCGAAAGGAGAACACAGTGATTGGGACAATTTTTCTCAGGATATGGTGGAGTATTGCCGCCAAGACGTTAGAGTTAATGAATTGGTTTACCAGAGATTACTTCGTGAACTTGCAAGTTTTGGAAATCAAAGCCTTATGCTTGAGGGTCAAGTACAAGGGATTATTAGCGAGCAAATTAAAAGCGGCTGGCTGGTAGACCAAGAGAAAGCATTTGTACTCTTGGCGGAGTTGAAGGAAAAGAAGATGGACTTGGAGGACAGGGTACATGAGAAGTTCAAACCCTTACCTACATTTATTAAGGAAGTAACCCCGAAGGTCAAGAAGGACGGTAGCTATTCCGTAGTCGGCCTGAAGTTCTTAGGGGAGCAATGGGAAACAGCAGTAGCACCATTTAGCAGACTGGACTATCCAGAGTTTAACTTAGGCTCACGACAACAGATAGGTCGTTACCTAAAACACTTCGGATGGAAGCCAGAGACCTTTACAGAGAAAGGACAGCCAATCGTTGATGAGAGCGTTCTTAACAAGGTGAAGGGTATACCGGAAGCGGAGCTTATTGGTGAGTACCTTATGGTACAAAAGCGTATCGCACAGATACAGAGTTGGCTGGACGCAGTTAAGGAAGACGGAAGAGTCCACGGTTATGTCAACGCCAATGGTGCGGTAACAGGAAGAATGACACACTCAAGCCCCAACGTGGCTCAAGTACCGGCAGGTAATGCACCCTACGGTAAACAGTGCAGAGAGGTTTGGACAGTACCTACAGGCTACAAGTTGGTAGGTATGGACGCAAGCGGATTGGAGTTACGTATGCTTGCACACTATATGAACGATGAGGCATACACAAATGAAATACTCACGGGAGATATTCACACGGCAAACCAGTTGGCTGCTGGCCTTGAAACTAGAAATCAAGCAAAGACTTTTATCTACGCTTTCCTTTACGGCGCAGGAGATTCAAAAATCGGAAGCATCGTCGGAGGAACTGCAAAGGATGGTAAACGACTTAAGGAAAAGTTCCTACGAAATACGCCAGCTCTTAGAACACTACGAGAACGAGTTGGAGTGGCTTCAGGAAGAGGTTATGTTCTTGGCTTGGATGGACGAAGGGTCGCTGTACGGTCAGAACACGCGGCATTAAACACTCTCTTACAGAGCGCAGGTGCAATCGTTATGAAGAAAGCACTGTGCATACTGGATGAGTACGCCACGTTGTACGGCATTGATTACAAGTTTATAGGAAACATACACGATGAAATCCAGACGGAGGTTGCAGAAAAGGACGCAGACTGGTTTGGCAAGTTGGCAGCATCATGTGTTGAAGCAGCAGGACTCCACTTCAAACTCAACTGCCCTCTCGCCGGAGACTATCAAATCGGAACCGACTGGAGCCAGACACACTAAACAAGGTGATAAGAATGAACTATAACAGACAACTTGAAGATAAGACTAGATTGACAATTAATGGTAAGCGTTACCGGGTAGGCAATCCGAACCACCCACACTACGAACTATACAAGAAGCACGGCATCGACGCAGTACTTGAGGTCATGGGCTTGATTGAGGATAAACAACAGGATACATTCCCTTGGGGTAGTATATTCTTTCTCTCAGCTCTCGCAGGTTTGATTGCTTGTTTCACATTCTTCGGGGAATAAAATGTGGATACTACCAAAGAATTACCCACTGTCGTCGCATTTTGTGCAGGATATGGTGGAATCGAAAGAGGACTTGACCTTGCCGGGGTTGAACATCGAGTCGTCGCTTATGTTGAAATCGAAGCCTTCGCCATTGCGAACTTGGTGTCGAAGATGGAAGCCGGACTCTTACCTCCCGCACCTATTTACACGGATATTAAAACCTTCCCATCGCACTTGTTTCGAGGAAAAGTTAGCATCCTCACTGGCGGTTATCCCTGCCAACCATTCAGTGCAGCAGGAAAGCGAAAAGGAACAGATGACCCAAGACACTTGTGGCCTCACATCAGGAGGCACATTGAAGCAATTAGACCTATTCAGTGCTTCTTTGAAAACGTCGAAGGACATATCTCGCTTGGACTCTCCACAGTTGTCAGCGACTTGGAAGAAGATGGTTATAGAGCAGCGTGGGGAATATTCTCAGCGCGTGAAGTCGATGCTCCGCACCAAAGAAAAAGAGTCTATATCTTGGCCAACTCCGACAACACAAGACTCAGACAAAGCAAACAAGCAAATGAGACACAATCATCAAAACGGCTTGACAGCGGTAGTGTTTCACAGAGAAAAAATTTGGCCTACACCGACAGCGCACTTGGGACAGGAGGGAGCATACCCAGCGGAGTACACAAGGAACACGCCGAGCTTGACAGCGGCAGCAACACAAGCAGATGGATTGCCACATTCAAGTGGCCGACTGAACCCAGAGTGGGTAGAGTGGTTGATGGGGGTTCCCACAGGGTGGACAGGCTTAGACTCTTGGGTAACGGAGTAGTGCCTCAGACAGCGGCAAAAGCCTATATAACATTAACGGAGAGAATAACATGAAGCCTAACAAAGCGGATAGGAAGAAGTTTGATTTAGACTTGGCATACGGCGAGGTACGGGAAGACAAGATAGCCGACATGTTACAGAACAAGAAGATAGAAGTTAAGTCCGAGAAGGATATGTGGCAGAAGACTGGTAACATTTGCATTGAGTACCAGTCATGGGGTAAGCCTTCGGGCATAGCAGCCACGGAGTCGGACTACTGGTTCCATAACCTGTGCATAGGGGACGATGAGTACTGTACCTTGGTGTTTGATACAAAGGTATTGAAGAAGATAGTAAACGGTTTGGATACGTTCAGAACAGTATCAGGCGGCGACAACAACGCAAGCCGGATGTTCTTGGTAAACTTACAGAAGCTATTCTCAACGGATGTAATCAAAGCATTCAAGGAATTGGAAAATGAAAAAGACTGAGACGTTAGTTAAAGACATCTACAAGCTGATGGAGACAAAGGACGCTGACCCAGCAGTAGACGTTGAGGCTGAGATTGAGAAGTTCGGTGAAGCAGTCAAGGACTTAATGCGTACTGAGTTCGGCAGGGAGAAGCGACAAGACAAACGGACGCTAAGGTTGTCTAACATTGGACGCACAGACCGTTACCTTTGGAACGTAGTCGCAGGTACAGAGAAGGAAGAGCTAGAGCCACACACGTACGTTAAGTTTATGTACGGACATCTAATTGAAGAGATGCTGTTATTCTTAACACGTATGGCAGGGCACACAGTAACCGACGAGCAGAAGCGTTGTGAGGTGGAAGGTATCCGAGGCTCAATGGACTGTAAGATTGACGGTGTAGTTACCGACGTTAAGTCAGCCAGTAGTTTTGGGTTTAAGAAGTTTAAGGAAGGTAAGATACTGAACGACGACCCCTTCGGTTACGTTGACCAGATTAAAGCCTACGCCCACTCGGAAGGTGCTACAGAGATTGGTTGGCTGGCGATGGACAAGACCAACGGACATCTTACGTTCTTGAAGTACGACTTGAACGACCCAAAGGTTGCAGGGGTTATAGAGTTTGACGGTACGATTGTTGATAGGGTGAAGCACTTGAAGGAGATGGTAAACAAACCAGAACCTAACTACTTATGTCACCAGCCGGAGCCGGAAGGCAAGTCAGGTAACATGAAGTTAGCAATGGGTTGTTCTTACTGTCAATACAAAAAGCATTGCTATCCTGACCTACGGTTGTTCAACTACTCCTACGCACCAAAGTACTTGTGTAAGGTAGTCAAAGAGCCAAACGTACAGGAGCTGAAAATCAAATGAGTAAGAATAAGAAAAATGGTAGGTTCCGGTCAGGCTTAGAGTCAGCTTTATATGACCAACTCAACAAAGAGTTTGAATACGAACCGTACAGACTGCCCTACACTATACACAGGAAGTACGTACCGGACTTTGTACATGACGGTAAGAAGATACTAATTGAGGCTAAGGGTTACTTCAGGGTAGGAGACACACAAAAGTACACCTCCATCCGAGACTCAATGCCAGAGTGGGAGTTAGTGTTTGTCTTATCAGACCCGTACAAGAAGGTACGCAAGGGCAGTAAGATGACAATGGGACAGTGGTGCGAGAAGGAAGGCTTTGCTCACTTCACTGTAAAGACTACTAAGGAATTACTAAAGTATGTGAGGGATAAATAAGATGTCGTTTGAAGAATACAAGGAACAGTTCCTACGCGACCACGACGAGATAATGGTACTGGAAGTGCTAGAGATTAACAGTGAGGAACTGTTAGAAGCATTTGAAGATAGACTGATTAGATATAGAGAGGATAGCTATGAGCATTAATGACGCAACACCAGAGATGTGGGATAGACTAAAGTATGAAAAAAGGTACAAGGCGTTGGTAGAGGAAGAGCAGCAGTTAGAGATGGAGAACGACGAGTGGCTGACTGATTATGACCCTGTAGAAAGCCCAGTACATTACAACACAGGTTCCATAGAGTGTATCGAGGCTATCAAAGCTAGTATGTCCGACACAGAGTTCAAAGGCTACCTCAAGGGTAATGCTATGAAGTACCTCTGGCGTTATGACTACAAGGGTAAGCCTGTAGAAGATTTACAGAAGGCTCAGTGGTACTTAGCACGTTTGACCGAGGAGATAGAGTAATGGCACTTAACATAGCAACTTGGAAAATAATTAGCGTAACTAACGCGATACAGGAGTTAGCGTGGTTACTCGGAGACGATGTAGATTATAACGATGTTCTTACTTCTCTTCAGG